CCCCGTTTAATAGCTATACCAAAACAAAAAACCATCACCTAAGGTCATAAGATAATGATTTTCATCATCATCTCGTGGCCTTTACTATTAAGTCTTTCTTTCTGAATATGTCAGGAAAAGTGCTATCCCATTCTAATTGAATTAAATGTGTTACATACTGATTAAAAGTGTTACTACTAATGAATAAATGTGTTACTAATGTGTTGCTACATTGACTGCGGATAGAAGCAGTCTGTCTAAGCGTTGGAGAGGTAACCTCCATTGGCAATGTACCCAGTCGTCGTAGCAACTCCGTTGGGGTATCCGCTTATGGCCTTGACGTTGTGCGGCTGGTATCCAAACACAGCGAAGTCATCTCCTACAGCTTCGTAGACTTCGATGTCCCAGGTACCAGTGGCCTTCAGGTTGTCGAGTTTAACAGATATAAATCCTGCGACACCTGGAACTTTTCCGATGTTCTTAGCCAATTCGACATCGGAAGGAATCAGTGGGAGCATGTTGTAGTGTGTGCTGAAAGGGACTTCGATGTCGATCATGTATGAGCCGTCTCCCATGGGGCTCATATGTTCTGTGGCAAGGCCACCTTGCTGATTGGCGCTAGACACTCCGTGCCAAAACGTATTGAATTGGGTCCCTCTCCATTTCAATATGTTGTCCATGTACATTGGTACAAATTTGACAGATGGTGGTGTGGGTCTTAGGAACTTGGTCGGGAGTGTTGCGGTCGCACCTGTCAAATCAGTCACCCACAGGGGTGACGCTACGATGCGGTATTTCATGTGTCCTTGCCAGGCGGCGAAGAGCTGCAGGAGTGGGTGTCGGGGGCGGACCATGAAATTGTAGAGGGTGGCTTCTCTAGAGGCGAACATCTGTGTGGATGCGTCAATCTGTGGTCCAATCTTGCTAAGGGCGGGGGCTTTCACGGTGGTGGCTGAGGTGATCATGGGGCAGAAGGTGTTCGCAGTGGAGTTGTCTTTGATGTTGACGAGGAAGTGGCGTCGCACCAACTCCATCAGGTTCTTTGGGAGGTGCTCGAACTTTTGTCCTGGCTGGACAATGCATGCTTCCATGGTCTCGGTGTGTGCTTCCTGTGCTGTCACGGCTGTCACGTCAGCCTCTTCTGGTGTTGCTGTCGATTCGACTACCTCCACGTCTCCTTCTGCTACAAACTCGGGCTCCTCTTCCTCCTCGCGGGCTCTCATTATTACGTCTCCTTCAGCTGGGGCAACGTAAGTTTCGGTGTAGATGTCGCATCTCTCAATCCTCATGTTCACTTCCTTCAGTTCAGCTACCAGAGGGTTCTGGAGCTCAACATACACAAGCACATCTACATCTTGGGCTACGGTGTCGTTAGCCTGGAGCTGGTTCATCACGGTGACGCTCACATTCGCCATGGAGTAATCCTGGACAGGGTGGTTGACAGCATTCACGACACCGAAGTCCACTGTTCTTAGGAACTCGGTTCCTGCACTCCATGGTATAAGCATGCTGTTGTTGTAGTTGTCCTCGGAGAAGTCCATAACTCGTGATATGGGTACGTTGCGGTCGGTGGTCAAGGTGAGGGGTGATCCGTAGTTGATGGTGATCATCAGTTTCCCAGCGTGGAAACGGGTTCTCACAGCTTCGAAGGTCAGTTGGAAGTCGGTCTTGAAGAAATTGAAGGTGTTCAAGAGCATCAGTTGGTAGTTCATGTTGTGGTCCCAGGGGTTGGTGGTTCCATCAGTTAAAATGGAATTCAAGTTCATCGTGTAAAGCACATCCCCTGGCATGTCGGTGGTTGCCCATGTAAATTTTTCCCAGAGAAACTTTTTTGAGATAAGTTTCCCTAAGTCCAAATCTTCACTGGCAATGCGGGATGCTGCTTCACGGTACATCGCGGCTGGGTGCAATTGGAGGGCGGTGCAGGGAGCTAATCCGTAGCTCCGAGACATTGATGGTAGTTGTCCAAATGTTGGAACAGCACCACCTGCTAGTGGGGGGTTGTGCATCGGCATTGGAATGGTAGCCGATTGCTCCAGGCTTTGGGAACCTGAAGTGTCCGGGGCATAGTGGCCCTGGTAAGGCACATTACCTCCCACATCACAGATGGTGACGTTCTGGGTGTTGTTGACGGTCGAAACGTTAGCTCCTTCCGCTGCAAAATCGTAGTCAGGGTCGTAGGCTCGCAAAGCGGCCATTCTAGATTCCTCATGGATCTGCTTTGTAATCGTTGTAAGACTCGTTCGGGTACGCGACATTACAGTTGAAAATCGTTCGTATCGCCTTCCGGTGATAGGATCGGATTTTCCAACTATAGGTATCGGGCGTGGGATGGCGAATCTACTCTTCAAGAATGACGAGCGCAAGG